CGCCAGTCTGATTGAATCGTTGAAGGGAGCGTTGCAATGATTGCCACGCCAGAATTTTGCGGCTCGTTGTTCACCGGCTTAATGCCGCTGACCAATCAGCAACGGTTAGTTGCTTGGATGTACAAGCACTCCCTCGCCGCGCCGTATACCGATTTCGTCACCCGTACAGCCCGAGAACACAGGCTCGGCGCTGACGTAACGCCGCCGGCTGTGTCAGGAGCAGCCGGCGGATCTAATTCAGGAGAAGGCAATGCAACAAGCAATGACTGAAGTAACGCAGATCCCAGTAGTCCAGCAGAGCCCCATGACCATCATTGCCGCTGCCGTAGATAAAGGCATCGGTGCTGATGAACTGGGCAAGCTCATGGACCTGCAAGATCGCTACGAAGCAAACCAGGCGCGCCGCGCATTCACGTCAGCAATGGCAGATTTCCAGGCTCGGTGTCCTACGATCTTGAAATCCAAACGGGCTGACCGATACAACTACGCGCCGCTGGATGAAATTCTGCGAACGATCCGGCCACATCTGGAGCAGTGCGGTTTGTCTGTGCGGTTCAACACCAGCACGGACGGATCGACCATCAAAGCCGTTTGCCATATCAGCCACCGTGACGGACACACCGAGACCAGCGAGTTTTCCGCGCCAGTTGATCCCGCGATGAAAGTCAACGATACGCAAAAGGCCGGAAGCGCAAACAGCTATGCGAAAAGGTACGCCCTGTGCAACGCGCTGAACCTCGTCGGCTCCGAGTTTGACGATGATGGGTACGCTTCAGCCAAGCCAACGAATCCCGATGATGAACCGGCCACCGATGAGCAGTTGGCGACGATCCGGGAATATCGGCAAGAGAATCAAATCCCGGAAGTCACGCTGGTATGGCTGCAAAAGCAGGACTCATTGACGGTCAAGCAAGCCGCCACTCTGATAACCAAGCTGAAGAAAGCCAATGCAGGGTGACAGCGAGTGGATTCAGCAGCGTCTAGGGCTGCTCACGGCTTCCAGGTTTGCTGACTTAATGGCAAAGACCAAGACCGGACCATCTGCCAGCCGGAAGAATCTGATAACGAGGCTGACCATTGAACGGTTGACCGGCTGCTATATGCAAACGTACCAGAACGATGCAATGACTCGCGGTATCGAGCTTGAAGCTGAGGCGCGTAAAGCCTACGAGGATCATCAATTGGTCGCCGTAGAGCAAGTTGATTACATCCCGCATCCTGATTACTGGTTTGTAGGATGTTCGCCGGATGGACTTGTCGGGACAGACGGGCTTGTAGAAATAAAGAGTCCCTCCGCTGAAGCAAAGCATTACGAAGCCCTGCGTTACGGGTCTCATGCCGTTGAATACAAGTGGCAAATCCTTGGGCAGCTATGGGTCACTGGCCGTGAATGGAACGATGCGGTTTCCTACGATCCGCGTTTCGTCGGGCATGAACTGGCAATCGTCCGCGTTTATCGAGATGAGAAAGCAATAACCGAACTCGAAAAAGAGTGCATCGCGGCCAATGAGGAAATCGAGGCGCAGTTGGAATGGTTTAGGAATCGCGCAGCATGACGCAACAGACCTTCATCCTCCCCTGCTGGCAAGCCTGGATTACTGGCTTTCCTAGATCGCTTAGACCGCTTGTCGATGGCGTGTAAGTGGAAGGTTACGGTCGAACGTTATGCCAAGCGCCGCAGTGACCAGCAAAACCGTTATCTATGGGGCATTGCCTACAAGACGTTGCAAGACGCTACTGGCCAGCCTGCTGAGGACTGGCACGAATACATGCTCGGGGAATGTTTCGGATGGGAAGTTACCGAGCTATTCGGCAGGAAGCGTAGTCGTCCAATCAGACGCAGCAGCACATTGACCACGCTGGAATTTATGGATTATGTCGCGTTTATCCAGCAACGCGCGGCAGAAAACGGCTTGTACATACCGGACCCGAACGATGCCGCGTAAAAACGCAATCCGCGAGAGCGCCCGAGGTGAGGCCTGCACCCTCAATATCCCCGGCGTGTGTAATCACAATCCCGAAACAACCGTTCTGTGCCATGCGCCACATCCCGACAAAGGCATGGGCCACAAAGGCCCGGACACTTGGGCTGCGTATGGCTGCTCACGCTGTCACGATGTTATGGATCACCACGGACTGTTACGGATTCAAGAAAACGATACATGGTTTCGCGCCATCCGCGAAACCCAACGCCGCTTGATCGCAAAGGGGCTTATGCCGAAATGAATTTAACCACAGGAGCCAATGATGGGAAAGAAGTATGACGTAGTTTACGCCAGAAATTACACGCAGAACGGCGAGGAAAAAACGCACTGGATCAATTGTGGCGCGGTGATCGAAACCGCCAAGGGATTCAGCCTGAAGCTGGAGACTATCCCGGTTGGCTTTAATGGCTGGTTCAGCTTGTTTGAGCCGAAAGCTAAGGAAGAGAAACCGGCTAAATCTGCGCCGCCAAGCGATGGTTTTGAAGATTCGCAAATCCCGTTCTAGCCATGACCGAGCTGACCGAATTCGAATCCTGGTGCGTTGAATTTCACTACCCGGAAATACTGGAAAAGATCGAGAACTTCAAACGGTACAAGGAGCGCATGGCGGAAATGAAATCGGCAGTGGTTAACGAAAAAGCCGAGGCTGATCGTGATTGAAACATCGAACATGAACCCGGTGCGTAAGCTACACACCAGCCACCTGATACTGGTGCTGCTGACCCTGCTGATCTGGACGTGGAGGATGGTGCAATGAATGGCGACGATCAGATTGGTTTTGCCAAGACAATGTTGCGCGACTGGTTTGCAGGTCAAGCTCTGGCTGGATATTTGGCTAGTTTCGCCGGAATGGATGACACCAGCGACGCAACACATGCTGCCGCACAAGCATACAGATACGCCGACGCCATGCTGAAAGCGCGGGAGAAACAGCCATGACTGATAACACCTACTCATTGAGCGAAATGGTCGCCCGCTTCAAAGAGCGCGCTGACAAGGCGTTAGAAGAGTTTAAAGATGGGTGCTACCCTAATGAATTTGCCTACTTAACAGCGCGAGTGACCTTCCTTGAAGGGCGCGTTGCTGATATGGCGGTCCTTATTCTGCGAATGGTTAAGGACCAGTGCCCATCAAATACCAACAAAGAGGAGACAGGCGGATGTTTATAAGCCGAAACAAATTAGCTTGCATGGAGACTGAAATCTCCTGCCTTAAAACCGGCTTACGTTTTGAACGTGAACGTCATTGGGAGCTGTGGCACAGGGTCAACGCCATTCTGGAATATCTGGATGTAGCGCAAGTCAACACTCCAGCAACCACGAAGTTGGTTAAGCGGTCATGACCAAAACAAAGCAACCCGAATCCCCGTATCACACGGAACTCGCCAAACTCCGCGAGCAGAACCGCAGGCTGAAGGCGGCTATTCTGAGGGCGAGGAATTGCAAGCGCGTGTACACCAGCGGGAAATTATGGAGCAAGGTGTACATGAATGAGTCAGACGTTCTGGCTGCGTTGAGGCTACGCAAATGACCCGCACCCTGATTGAAGAACTCCGCCACCAAGCCGTAAACGACCGCCTCATCAGCGAGAACCAGCGCGGCCATGTAGCCGACCTGCTGGAGCAGGCGGCGGCGAGGATTGCGGCGGAGAGGATTGCGGCGGAGAGGATTGAGAACAAACCGCATAAATGCCAGTGGCTATATGACGATGAATGGCACTATCTCTCATCATGCGGAAGAACTATAGGCAGAGGCGAATATGAGGCAACGTGGACCTTCTGCCCCTTCTGTGGCGGAGAGATCGAGGAGAAATCGGAATGAGTTGGTGCGATGTGTGTCAGACCAACCACAGCAGTATGTCGTGTTATCACCCAGCATCAGTCCGCATCGCGGAATTGGAAGCCACCCTAGCGCGGGTGAAGAATGTTGTGCCGCACAACTGGTTAGACCCATTACTGACAGGACCAGATCGTGTGATTGACGAACACATTACTCCAGTGGATATAGAACGGCTGCTTAATGCGATCAATAAACGACTCCAAGCCGCGCTGGGAGGTGAGGAATGAGTGACGATGGCCGAAAACCGAAATTTGGTGAATGGATGCGTGGAATTTATGCGGCCCCAGATAACCCAATCCGTGATGGATTGTATGTTCGCACAAAAGTTTGTAGAGGCCGATTAAACCCCGGAACGTATTATCAATTAACTGACGGACGCGGTAAATTTTGGGAGTTCCGGGCATCCGATACAATCTTTTTGGAGGAGAAATGAAATGAACTGGACCAATAGCTGGTACAACCCCGAATACTCTGGCGAAGGGCTGGACGTGTTCGAGTATCCCGATGGGACCGTCCTCGCCCACTTTTTCAGTTACAACATGGTTGAACAAATGTGGTTAATCGCTGTCGGCAAGCGAGTCGGCAACACTGCCACCTTGCAGGCCAGTATCACTTCGGGCGGCGACCTGAACGATCCTAAAGAACTCGCCAAGGTTAAGGAAAGGTCGTGGGGAACTATCACCCTGACTGAAAAGGACAGCGGTTTACAAGTGAAGTTCAACGGCCCCGGCACTAACACCACTTACACCATGCAACCCGTTTTCGGTGCGCCCGTTACATCCGCCGGCCCCAAGATCATCATCAGGAATGAAGGCGGGCATGAGACCGGAGTACCCTGCACCGGCTTCGACGAGCGTTTGCCTGGATGGGTCACGGTCGAGGTAGTCTCAGGCCCAGTCACAGTGAAAGGCACTTATGCTAATGGACCCTGGAGTCCCAAAGTCCTTGGGGCCAAAGCCGGGGATGTCTGGAAAACCGGCGACAAGGTGAAGATCACCATTGACTGCGACCCCGCCGGACGGGACTGGTCAGGCACACACGCGCAGGTCAATTTCGGGGTCACCACCGTGGAACTGGGCGAGATCATCACCCTGGGCGGCTACGTCAAGTCCTGACGATGTTCCTAAGCCAGCCAGAACTGCGCCAGCTCACTGGCTACAAGTTTCGTCGCCAGCAGATTGAATGGCTGGAGCGTAACGGCTGGAAGCAGGGCAAGGATTGGTGGCAATCGCAGATCAATGGCCCAATAGTTGCGTTAAGGCCGGAACGTGCTGTACGGTTAGCTACTCCAGCCGAGCCGGACTATTCAGCACTTGGGCAGACTCAGGCAGTCAAACAAACATCTTCCGCGAAACGTGTACATCCGGCGCGGACGGTTCCGGCTGCGCTACAAAGATCGGCATGAAAAGACTTTTGACACCATCGAAGAAACGCTACAGGCATGGGCTGCGGAATATGGCAACGTCAAAGGCGACAGGCTCAGAGATATCATTCTCGATTACCGCGCCAATATCCTACCCGCTAAATCAGCCGGTACTAGAAAAGGCTATGGACGCGCGCTGGATAAACTATCCGCTGTTTTCGGTGACATGCGCCTTTCAGAGTTACGTCCCGTCCACATCTACAAATATCAGGATATCCGCGCTGGACAGGGCGCGTCAGTCTTGGTCAACCGCGAGCTTGCTACGTTGTCGGTAGTCTGCGCGCACGGGGTCAGGCTTGGGCATGCTGACATTAATCCGTGCCGCCAGGTTCGGCGCAGACCAGAAACGCCCCGGACGCGCTACGTTACGGACGCGGAGCTGGCTATCGTTTACGGCTTGGCTTCGGAATGGATGAAACGCGCTATCCGGATGGTTTGCATCACCGGAATTCGGCTTGGGGATCTGTGCCGGATTGGGCCAGAAAATCACACGGAAGATGGATTTTTGTATCAGCAGGGAAAAACGGGGAGAAAAATCCTCATAGAATGGACAGAAACGCTCCGTGAGGCCGCACAAAGGCCACCAGTGAGTTATGAGGGGTTTAGCAGTGCATGGCAGCGGGTCATACAAAAAGCCCGTCAGAATGGATTAAAAGAAGGATTCACGTTTCACGACCTCAGAGCGAAGGCGGGGAGCGAATCCAGGGATTGGCGGCTGCTAGGCCATAAGGATCGCGGCACCTTTGAACGGATTTATAACCGCTTGCCGGTCAGAATAGTGGCAGATAATCCAGATTGTGACCGGGCTAAATCGTGAATCCGCGCTAAGTGCTTGAATTTGGTGGGCCGTGTAGGACTCGAACCTACGACCAAAAGATTAAAAGTCTCTCGGCTTTTATTGCAATATCAGATACATAGCCGTTTAAAATAGTGGCTCTACATGGTCTGAAAGCCGCGTAATTGCTAGACCGCTAGGCGGAATAGTGGCCGGTTTTGATGTAAGTCTCCACGAATCCAGGGTTATCCTTTAGTACGGAAAATATCCCTGTTGCGAGCGAGTCTATTTCGTACTCTTCAAAGTCTAGCCCGTTCGTAGTTTCGATAAAATGCAGGATTTCGTGGAGCAGGGTTTGCGCCCGCGCATCAGGATAAAGGCCGGTTAACAGGCTAATCGTGCCTAGTCTGTTATTTGTTTCTCCAACTTGATCCACAGAAGAAAACGCTTCCTGACCAACTTCTTGCACCGTTACCGTGTGAGACAGAACCCGGAGTTTACTCATTAATCACTCGGGCTTGACGGTGCATCGGGGACGGTTCCAACTTCTGTCCAATTCGGACCGGAGCCGAGATTGTTGGTGAAGTCTCCATCTGGGCAGAACGTGTTAGCTGCTGTCCCGGTGATGTTTTCGCCTTCTGTGCCAATCCATCGGGGCTGATTGTTTTCGTCAAAGAACTTGCCCCAGTACGTTGCCGGATCGAGATAGGTTTCCTTGGCCCAGACGTATGACAGGTAGCAGTTCAGCCCTTCCCAGAAATCGGGGTCGTGTCCTGGCGCAGAACCGGAAATCTTATCGCCAGCGCCCACATAGCACGGACCAGTCCAATCCATCGGAGCAAACTGGTTGTAGGTGTCATTCCAAACACCCGAATATACCTCTACCCCGTCAATCCATACATCAACATTCATATCTTGCGGCGAGCCGGTGTAATCCACCGCAATCATGACCGCATGCCACTCGCCGGCGGTTAAACCGCCAGCATCAGACGGCGAGCCTGACGGGGTGATGAACACGTTCTTTGCGAGCCCTGTTGACGGGTCGCGCGCGCTCAGCCACAAGCCGCCCTCGTGGTCATAGGTGCCAACCGTGAACGCGCTTTGTCCAGAACCGAAGATGAACACTTTGTCATCGTCGTGTTGTACCGGGTAAACGCAGAATACTAACGTCAGTTGTTGATAGGTGTCACCGGAGCTTGTGGCAGGTAACAGTCCGCCAGTCCAAATCTTGCCATTGGGACTACCGCCGCTTGCCACGTTTCCGAGCTTGTAGTAGTTGACCGGGCTCGACCCATCGCCCAGATGTTTGGCGAATACCGGATAAGGCTCTAATGGGTAAATCTTGAAGTCGTCAACCCATCCGTCATTGGTCCCGCTAAGACGAAAACCCCATCTGGATTGATCCTGGTATGTCGAGCTGGTGTAGGAAACGGAATAAGGAACCCCGATCATGGGAGTCCACATCCTGCCGACGATGGAGGTTCCCACCATCTCCAGTTCCATCGTGACGGAAAAGTATCCGCTAACCCCATAGTTAAAAGGGCCTTCCCCTGTAAGGGTGACGTTGGCTCGTGTCACTACCACGTCCATTGTTGCGCCGGAGCCTGACATTTGCTGCAACGACAAAACTGGGTCTTCTGTATCCGCATCCGTAAGCACAAGCTGCCAGCAGTTGCCCGCGTTTGGTGCATCTGCTTGCCGCCCCAAAATGCCGAACGTTCCAACTCCCGTTGATCCTACATTGAAAATTAACTGGCACTTAGCATCGGAAAACAGCGACCACGAATCATTGGTGGTTGCGGCATGATCTCCAGATGAATGCGCCGGACTTCCGGTAGATCCGCCCTTTACCCGATTGCTCTGTATTTCCGGGTCGCCGAACATCGTGGTAAAGAATGTCGTGGTATCAACATCCGTACCATTCGAATACAGGAACGGCTCGTAGATGTATGGTTCGTTACCGTAATCGGAGACAAACGTAACGCGCTTGGTCTTTTCGGTTCCAGCCACAGGTGCCTGCGGAGAGGCCATATCGCTTTTAGCAACAGTGATATCCAGAACTACGGTGTTTTGTGTTTCGTCGTCGATAGAATCCTGAATGCGGATTTCAGTTTGGAAAAGGTCATACCAAGTGTCAGCAATTCCAGCCACGTTATCGACGTATACGGTTGGCGGGACAGGGGCCGGAGATTCAGTTGGAATGATCGTGTACTTGACCAGATATTCACCGGCCAAAAAATCGTGCGATATCAGCCGTTCAGATCCAAATGTGGCGCAGTTAATCTGATAGGTGGCCGCTGTGCAATCCGGGAATTCGTAGTGATAATCCCAGAACGTAATTGATGCCGCCGCCTGCGGGGAAAAGATGCTATCTGCACCATCATCCAGATTCGAGACAGTCAACGGATCAACGGACCATAGAATGTCTGCCTGTGTAATCGTAATGTCAGCGGAGCCAGGAGACCCCACGGCCAGCGTGTTGGAGCGAACATAAACGTAAACCGTGTAGGTTTCATCGTAGACTACAGGGTTCGTGTAGGTTGTATGCGTTGTGGCCCCGCCATAGCTGATATAAGTATCAAGGACTACCGTGGCCACTTCGTCATGCGCCACGGCGACAACGTGGTAATCCTTTGTATACGCCCACTCAACGCCTGTAAATTCAATCTTGATGACTACATCGTCACCACTCATTTCCTGCGTCAGCGTCGGCGTGGGGCCGACAGGCGGGCTGTTGGGATTGAGCAATATGACTTGATTCCACGGCGGTTCCGTGTAGAGCGCATCGGAATAGTTCGACGCATCGTAGTCAATATATTTGCTGTACCACCGGCCACGATCAATCGGACGGTGTTCTATCAGCGTCATGGTAGTAGCGGACAGGCCGAATAGCGCATTAGTAATCGTGCCAACATCGCCAATGGTGCGCTTGATGCCGTCATCGAATCGTTGAAACTCAAGCGTCATGTCATTGCGCGAACGGTTGTATACCTGCGTAGCCATGCGCCGAGCGCGGGAATAAGTCTGAATTCCCGGCAATGGCAATACTGACGTAGTCCCGGAATCGGCGGATGTGTCCGTTGAAGCAGTCCTGGTTTCTACGATTGAGACCCAATCCACGCCGGGGATAGAGGGGTTATGGTTTTCAGGATTGCCGGTTTCGGTGATGGGCATATAGGACACCGTCACGCGCTCGGGAACATTGCGCCCGCCTGCGCGCGATATCGTGACCGTATCCTTAATCATGTCCGCGGCAAGGATCGTATGGTTTGAGGCGCGCGGCTTGTCGGCGATCAGGAATGCGTTAGAACCTTGCAGCTCGACAAAGCAATTCGCATAGGTGGCGAAGGTCTGAACCCAGTTCCTTAGCTCTTGCCGATCTTTGATCTGTATCCCGATTTCCCACCGTTTCTGCCGTGGCGAACCAAGATAATCATCGCAGTAATCCGCCACATCGCCCACGGAGTCCCAGTCCATTGTGTAGCCGCAATCCGTGAGAATACGCGCAAGGGCAAGGGCTGGATTGGTGCTGTAAACCGGGACTGCCGGACTGTTGCGCGGGTCGTAGAGTTTCAACCCGCGAATCATGGCTTTGAAGTTCAGACTATCGCTGGCTGACCTGCGGCGCAGAACGCTGTGGCATTTTCCATCGAGCGCGTCATAGTCTCCGCCAAAAGCAGCTTCCATCAGCGATGATGTAGCTTGGCCGGTTGCTCCCTCAAAATGCTGAATATGCCCGAGCGCATCGCCGCGTCCCTCGTTGGTGTTTTCGAGGATGAGGTATTCGATGTAGGCGCATTCGCCGACAGACCACAGAACATCAATGTATAAATCTTCCAGCGCATCGCTCGCGGTCAGCAAAATAGGATCGCAAATGCAACGGCCAAAAACATACGGCTCTGGATCGCCAGGCTTGGCAGCAGTGATGGGAACTTGATTTGAAACGGGCTTGGCAGAAGTCGCGACCAGAATGCGGGGATTCGGCAGAATGACCGAAACAATGGGAGGCGGAACCGGATAGTCCCTGACGATAGGTATATCGGAACCAACGGGCTTGTCAGGAGCGTAACCGACAATGTTGGGAGGGAGCGTTACATCCCCCATCAGTTTTTATACCCGCGCAACGTCACATCAACGCGGAACCGACTAAGCCCGTAGTTTTCCGCGATCTTTGGCTCTGAGGTGAATTTGACTGTGTAGGTAACAGTCGGCGACACATCAAGATAGGTCAGGGTGATGGCGGTTCTGTAATTTGCGTCATAGAACGCCTTGAGCGTTTTGTATTCGTTATAGGTGAGGTGATGGATCAGCTGGAAGTTGTAGAACCCGGTATAAAACAGACGGGAATGCTGCGTGCCGGTTTGAGCTATGTCATCCTCTATTCCTGCTTCCGGCGTGATCTCTGAGTCAATGCCGTAGGTGGTTATCGGGTAATTGCTCATTGGACTATGATCGTATCGTTACCGCAGCTTAATCTGGTGCCGGATGGCAGCAGGTATGTATAGGTTGGTCGGTCTATGGACGTGAACGGAAAGGTTTTGTTGGTCGCGCTTTCAATCAGCCTTACCCGGATATTTCTTCCCACCTTGACCTCATCCATCACGCCGGAAAAAAGCAGGACGGCATCCGATACGATAGGCGACACGGTGAAGTTCGTGTGCCACTCGTAGACTTCAATCGCTCTTCCACGCGGGACTTCGCCAAGGCATAAGGCCATCCACGGATCTGAGTCGCCTACCGGCATCTCCATCGTGCCGCCGTTCATGTCCAATGACGTGATGCGGATACCTGAACTGGCCCACGTTTCCGAGTTCCAACTAATGTCTGTCGCCCACGTTGCGGCACGGACTTCCGTTTCCCATGCCATGCGAATCAGGTAGACGGGCCGTGTGGTCTCTTGCGCTACGGCCGTCGATACGGTTGCCGATACAGTGCGGGTCATACCGTGACCAGTCCTTGCTCCTGCACGACCACGTTGACAGTGACGTTAGCCCCGGCAAATCCGGATCTGACGGCATTAACGATCTGTCCCGCCATATCTGCCGCGCCATTGGATAGCGCGTTGCTCATCTGGTTTACCCCATCCGCCAGCACGTTGGTTTGCTCGGTCAGTCCTTGTTGGAAGGTTTCGTTCAGCGTGTCGGTGTTGCTCACCGCCTGATTGGTGGTGCCGCCGGCTATCGCTTCCAGAGCCGCCGCAGCCCGTTCATTGCTCGAGGCGATCACTTCCAGCGGGTCGATCATGGCGGCGAAACCGTCCACCATGTCACGGATTGCTTCGCCACTGTCCAGAATGGATTGTTTGGCTTGTTCCAGAGCCGTGTTAGACGCAGCCTGGAATGCTTCAATAATCGCCAGCGTTGACGTGCCAAAGGCTTTAGTGTCTTCTGGATCAAGTGACCGGATCAGCTCTTCAAACTGTTGCCCGATCTGCGCGATATCTTCTGGCGTGCTGGCTTTCGATACCGCGTCAATCAGCGCGCGGGCATCAAACAGGATTTCTTCTGCTTTGCGCGGGCCTTTGATGAGTTCCGTTGTATCGGCTAACAATCGATCCAGGTTGGCGTTCAGCCCTTTCTGCACCGAGTCAATCAGGCTGAGTGCGGTCAGTTCCTGCTGACGCACGGACATGGCGAGATTGCCGATTTCTACAAGCTGTTCCGGCGATCCGTCGAAATTGGTGATTGCATCAGAGAGTCCGGAAGTTAGCCGCGTCAGCGTGGCAACCACGGACTCGCCTTGCAGCTCCAGCAAAGCAGCGAAGTCTGCGCCAAGGTCGGAAGATGAAAAATCTTTCAGAGAGTCTGTGGCGGTCTGAACCGTAGCAAGCAATATCAGAACTTCGTTGAACGCATCCGTTATGGTTTCCGTGCCATCCTTGAACGCGTCAACCACCGCCAGGAATTCCTTAACGGTATGAGTGCCAAATAGATCAGGCTGGTCTGCAAAGAGCTTTTCTGCGCCTACGCCTACCTGTAGCCGCCCTATCTTCTCTTCGAGGTCTGCGGCATCGTTAACGAAGTCCTGAAGGGTATCGGAGAACGTCGAAAGAATAACGTCAAACCGATCTCCAAGAAGCTGCTCGATAGAAATGGCATCGCCGGCCATCGAGGAATTGAACTTTTCAAGCGCCTCGGAAATTGCGCCGATCTGGTTATCGTCAAGGAAAGACCCGATGGCCTCGTCAAATTCAATGATGGATTGCTTGAACGCCTCAACCGCTTCGGAGTCAACGTGGCGGGTATGCAGGAATGTTTCGCCGAAAATGTCATCAAAGGAAATGTTCGTTCCCTTGCCGGTGAAATTGTTAAACCCGGATGCCTGCACGGTAGGAGTCTTTTTCTTGTCGAACAATCCGCCAAGCAATCCGCCGATGATTCCGCCCAGTGCCGCTCCGAGCCCCGGAATCGGAATGGTCAACTGCCCGATCAACGCCCCGACACCAGACCCTAACCCGGCATTCTGCCCGCCACCGCCCAACAGTCCGCCGAGCCCTACGCCAGCGATGCCGCCCAATGCACCAGCCAGCGAGCCGAGATTCAGCGAGCCCAGTCCGCCACCTTCCGGCGAAAGAACCTTTTCCAGTTCTTTAATCAGCGGCGCAGTCAGCAGGTTATGTAGCATCTGCGCCAACAGCGTCTTGAACCCGTCCAGGATGCCTTCAAACGCATTAACCGAGCCGTCCAGTATCCCGGTCCAGAGATCGGTAAACGTGCGCTCAAGGATTCTCACGCCTTCCAGCATGGCCTCGGTCATCGCGTCCGATTCTTCAGCGGTTTCCTGCATGCCTGCGGCTGTTTTACCTAGCTGATCTGACAGCGCATTCAGGCTACGTTGAACTGCGTCCGCAAGTTCCGGGCTTTTAGCTAGTACATCATTGGCAAATTCAAGTTGCAGAGCAAACTCCCGCATCAACGCGCCAACTGGGTCGCCAACGTCTATGAAGTCTTGCAGCTTTTCGTTGTATTCGGCCTGCGCCTTTATTTCATCCTCAAGCACTTTAACGTGAGCTTCTATTTCCTTCTTATTGTTTTTGGCTGTTATTAGAAACCGCTTAGCCGCCGCTTCAAGGCTCTTCACTGAGTCTCCAGCTTCGCTGGCTTCGTAGCCAAGGTTTTCATATTCTTTAGCAGTTACTTCTGCGTGTTTTTTAGATTCAGCCAGCAGCCTGTTAGATGCCTCCAACGCTTCTTGAAAATAGATACCGGCACCAGCTACTTCATCGACTCCGTGTTTCATGTCCGCAAGGGCTTGATTGAATTCCGACCCGGAACGCTGGACGATAGATCCGAGGGTTTCCCACGCGGCCCGGAATTCACCGTGGGCGATTTGCTCTGAAGCGTCAGCCATCGCCGAGAGCGTTGCTTTGATGGGCGCAAGCACGGCCATCAGTGCGGCCTGTGCTGTCGCGGCAATACCTATCAGACCGGAAGCAAGGGTTTGCAGCAAACCCCACAGCAGAGTGAACCCGCGTGTTAACCAAATGATTACTTCGCCCAATGATTCACCGGCTGACTTGAAAGCGTCCGCGCCATCCGCCGAGCGAATAAACTCTGTTTGTATGCTTATTAATGCGGGTAAAAGACCCGCTGTAAATTGGTTTGTTATGCCACTGCCAATCGCTTTGATGGCTGTCATGTTGTCTTCGAATTGGTCGGCATCAGCGGCAAATTCTTCACTAATGGAATTGCCAAACCGTTCCATTTCAGCGCGAGCTTCCAGGATGCCGGCCGCGCCCTCAGCCATGAGGGGAGCAAGCGCAGCCGCGCCTTTCCCGAATATCGCTTGAGATACCGCAGTTTTTTCCGCAGCGTTTCCTATCTGGGAAATCTTGTCCGCAATCGCTTCAAACTGTTTATCCGGAGAAAGTTTCAGAAGTTCTTCAACTGAAAGGCCAAGCCGATCAAAAGCCGCCGATTGAGTCTTTCCGCCTTCTGCCGCAGCAATCAGACTTTTTTGCATCTTGTTAACGCCGAAAACAAACGCATCAATAGTCGTTCCGGCCTGCGCCGTGGCGTAGCTGTACTCGCTTAATGCCTCGGTCCCTATTCCTGTCTTAAGTGACAGATCACGAATATTATCGGCGGCATTAATGGCCTTAACTACCAAAACCGTTGCGGCTGTCGCGGCGGCGGCAAAAGCGGCACCAATAACCTTTGCCGTTTTTTCAACAGACTGCTCCATCTTTTTCATTTCAGCAGCGGTCTGCTTAGACGTGCGCTTAATATCCGTGTCAAATTGCCCGGTATCAGCAATCATTGACACGATGAGATTTGCGATAGATGCCATTACTTAGCCTTCACGTTCATATTGGTAAGTTTGCCCATGACATCCCGCGCCTTTTGATCCACGTCATCGTCTAATTGCAGAGGTTTCTTCGGCTGAAACAGGAGGAAGTCTTGTAACGGTTTGCCTTTTTTGCTGTTGACGTTGTGCAGCCACATGCAAATTTGAGCGAGGTAAAGCTCTAAGCGTCTTGCGAGAAAAGGTTCTGTCGAGGCGCGAATCATCCACATGTCCAACTCGCGCGCGGACAGTTCACCAACTTGCGCCACTGACCAGCCAAGCTCCGCTGCAAGGTCAAACTTGAAGCGGAGCCTGGTATCAGTGGCTAGTCGTTTTTTTCCTCGTCTACCTTCGCAACGTCCTTGTCCATGCCGTTCAGTTCGCGTACTTTGTCGAAGATCGCCGCGATCATGTCCGCGCGCTGTTCTCCGATTTGGTCCGCTGTGCCGATTGGCTTGCCTTCTCCATTTACCCAACACTCCGCGACCAGCCGCGCCCGGAGATTGGCAAGATTATTCTTGCCCTTATCTCCGACTACGCTGGCCTCAAACCTGTCCCGCGCCTTAGCGGATAGAGGCTTGAGCAAAATAGAAAAGGCAGCGTCCTTGCCGAACTGGATTTCCACCTCTACGGGGTCCATCCCGAAAGAGGATTGGAAGTCTTGCAATGATTGAATTGCCATTGGTTATGGTTCCTATGGTCTGGTTGGAATTACGTCAGAGCTACAGCGCCCGTGGTCTTCAGGGTGATGGTTGCGCCGACATACGAGTCGATGGCGATGGAAATGGGGTGCTCGGTTGGATACGCGCTGAATGACAATTCCGTCTGAGGCGAATTGCTCAAACGAATCTGGTAGTCGCGGGTATTGCCGGCGTTGAAGTCGTCCCACAGTTCATCGTGTTGCGTTGACGTGGTTACCGGATCCCAGATCACGGAAAGGGAAACCGTGCCGTAGTCGGGCAACGCAGCGATGGATTCACGGCCCGTGCTGGAAAGGTGAGTCGTGTCAACGGTTGAAGCTGAACCCGTAGGACCGTCGATGGAGATAACCTGACCGATCTGCACATAAACATTCGGAGAAGTCTCCGTGTCCTTGCGCCAAATCGTGCAGCCTTGCGAACGAATAGTAGCCATTTTTTGCCCTCCTAGGTTGGGTGATGGCATTGCGAAATGCCCGATGGCGGGCAATAAAAAAGCCCCTCGCGGGGCCGGTTGAAAACGTGTGTTTTGTGCTTAGAGGTCTATGAAAGACCAGCCAACAATCATGGTGTGACGTTGCGTCACCTCATCGTAAAGATCGAAAGTGAACTGTTGATAGCCGTTAGCCTGCAAAGCAGCCTTAACTGCGCTGGCTACGGCCTTGCCGGATGCATAGGTATTCGCCACGCAATTAATTTGCATCTGGGACTTGGCGGAATCGTTTGATCCAGGAAGCGTATGAAATATTTCTGTGCCGCTAAGGCTGTAGACGATATAAGGAACCGTTGCGCTCTCTGGCGCGTTTGCAGCATAGATGCGCGTTGAAACCAAACTGGTTACGCCGGAGTTGCCGGAGAGGGTATTGTAAAGCGCAGTTTCTACGCTCATTCGATTGCCCCAACCTTCACGCCGGAACGCGCCCTCGCAGCCACTTCACGCAAATTCTGACTGCCAATCTTTTTCGCCACACGCTCAATGCCCGCGCCCAATTTGTCGGCGAACATCTTCGTATGAAAAGCTGGCGTTATGGAATTTCGCAAAAACCCCTTGCCCTGCCCTCCAGCTCCGCCGTTAAACTCAACTATCGGCGCGTACCATGCGCCGTCCGGATCGTTTCGGCTGTTGCCATTGCGAACACCTACATAAACGATTTCTGAATAGTGGCGCGGGGATTTTTCATACTTGACGATGATCGCGCGGCGCAGTCTGCCGGGAGGCGCTCGGTCGCCATCTTCGCCACCGTGAACCCATTTACCATTTTTACTCATGTGCCAATCAATATGGCTTCCGCGATCACTTTGGGGCGCAAGGAATTGGGCCTTTTTCTTAACGTCCCGCGCAACGTGTCCGAGCGCCAATTTAACAAGATTCCCTTCCGAGCCCGCCGCGCGCTTGCCGGTCATCTCTTTTCGCAAGGCTTCCAGAGCCGATTGGAGTTCTTTCAATCCGTTAACCTGGAATTTCATGATGAAACCGATCCAACATGTTCTGAAACGCCTTGCCTGCAAAGCAGAGTGATTGCTTTGTTCGATTCATCGTGATTGATGACAGCAACTATGTCGTAATACTTTCCTCCGTGACTTATGCGCCATGTGGTATCAATGCTTTCCGTATAGCGGATAAGAATTTTTACCTGCGCCTCGGGCTGCGATTGCTGCTGCGAAAACAGTTCACGCCCAGACAATGGCTCAATCGCGCCCCATACCGTGCGCTGCGTAGTCCATCCAATGATTGATGCACCATAGCTGTCACGGCTTTCTGTCTTAGATTGCAGCGTTAGCCGGTGCCGCAACCGTCCGGCACGGATGGTCATACCTGCTGAATCTTCAGCGTGATGGTGCGGTCGTAGGTTCTGGCCCCGGCAGTGACGATGCGGTTAACCAGATTGCAGTACCGCCCAACCGTACCGCCAGATACGGTAACTGTGGTCATGGTCGTGGTTTCTGAATCAGATACCACTGTTACATTCGCGTCTGCTGTCCATGAGCTTGAACTAATCGTGTCAATCGGGCTTGAGTCTGCAAACGTAGCTGTCCAGTCAATCGAGTAATCCTCAACTGAATTGGGGTCTTTGATGGCTTCAAAGCTCATGCTGCATACCTGTTATTGCGTGGCGTTGTGCGAAAAGTCGCCTTACCATCTGTTTCGAAAGTCGCATTACCATCTGTTTCGAAAGTCGCATTACCATCTGTTTCGAAAGTCGCATTACCATCTGTTTCGAAGGTTCTGGATGCGGGCGCAGTGTTCTGAATTGGCGGCTCGCCAGAAAAACTGCAAACATCCTGCGGATCATTCGCCGCCAGCGTGCCGGTGATGAGAACATCGCCCAGCATGGCCGCAACGTCCGTAACTTCCGTTGCCGCCAGCGTACCGCTGACAATGACATCGCCAGCAAATGAACAGCTATCTGCCGCGTCCGTTAGGGCAAATGTTCCCAGTACCAGAACATCGCCAGCAAACGCCGCCGTATCTGTCGGATCGGTTGCGCCTAGTGTTCCCTGCGAAGTGCTGCTACTGGTGAATGTCGCAGTATCTACGGGGTCGGTAACGGCGAAAGAGCCCTGAACGAGCACATCGCCGCTAAAGACTGCAACGTCTGCGGGATCATTGGCGGCAATACTGCCCTGCACAATGACATCGCCATTAAACTCTGCGGAGTCCGCCGGGTCTGTTACAGACAGCGTGCCTTGCACCAGTACGTCACCAGCCAAGCTGGCGGTGTCTACCGGATCAGTGGCAGATAGCGTTCCCTGGACAACTACATCACCAGCAAACGCGGCTGTATCGACTGGATCGGTCGCGGCCAGTGTGCCGGAAACGCCCTCGGCAGCTTGCGCGTTAAACAGCAGCAGTAGTGACATTTACTTATTCCTCTGGCCGCTGAATCCTATTCCTCCGCCTACCATGTCCATCATGCGGGCGGCTGGTGCTGTCGCGACAAAACTTCCGCTGGTGGTAAAGTCGTGATAGGTATACGAGCCATCGATGGTTTCGGTGCCGCCGGTGGCATCGCCAAGGTCTGCGGTCAGATAACGGATACGCACCCCACCGGGGCCGCCATTACCCGCCGTGGTGCCGGTATCGTCACCGCCACCGCCGCCGCCATAGGTGCCGCCTGTCGGGGTTACTGTGCCGCCCGTGCCGCCCGAACCGCCGCCGCCACGGGTGCTATCGACTGTCGCGCCTGCGCCGTTTGCGCCAGCCCCGCCAAGCCCAACGCCACCGCCTGCGCCTGCCGTGGTAGACCCGCCTGCCGCCCCCCGGCCACCACCGCCGCCACCACCCGTCGAGCTTGCGCCGTTGACCGCGCCGAAACTGCCAGCGCCGCCTGCGGCTGAATAACCACCCGCACCACCACCACCGCCGCATCCAGAGGTGCCTGTACCGCTTGCGCCCGCTCCGCCCGTACCACCCGTTACCGTTCCGGCAATCGTCGTACTGGTGCCGTTCTGCGCTCTGGGAGCCGCTACCGTACCGCCGCCACCGCCAGCTGCCGATAGCAACACGGTGGCCCCGCGCAAAACCTGAGATTGCCCGCCATCGCCACCCGTAGCACCCCCGCCAGAGCCGCCTGCGCCCACGGTAACCGTTAGAGTCTCGCCCCAGAAACAGGCCAGCGCCGAGTTACGCCGCAGATCACCACCGGAACCACCACCACCAGCCGAGGTCGTGCTGGAGCCTTCACCGCCACCACCCACTATCACCACATCCAGGGCAATGGCCACGATTAACTCTCTATGGTGAAGTAATCAACCTGAATACACATGCTCGTGGTTGGAGTGGTGCACGTCAGGCGTAATTCTTCTCCATCCCCGCCAATACCCACAATGGCACCGGCAAATCCCTTGCTGATACCTGACCCTGGAGCAATGCCCGGATGCGACAGCACCACTTTGGCTACCGCATCGGCGTTGGTCGCGCCCTGTGTTGGTACATTGGCCGTACCAAAGCCAATCCGCACCGAAGGTGAAGTGACGTTGGCGTTGGAGCAGGTCACGGCAATACCCATAATGACGTAAATCGTACCCGCTGAAATCGCCGGCAGAATGTTGTCATCTGTGATCGCGCCGGAAGTGAAGTATTCGGCGCTGACGATGTTAGGATGGCCGCCAATGAAAAACGGGATGCCCGCACGGTTGGCGTACAGCCGGGTGCGGTCTGCTGCTGCTACTGCGGTTGGGTTGGTTCCGTGGGCAATGGCCTGAGCGCCAAGATATAGCGGATTGCCGCTGTTCACTGCGTCATGAGCCGTGCCGCCGCCTATTGCCAGTGCGTCCACCGCACTCGCGCCGGTCTCGTCAATCACGCCTGCGGACAGCGTGGCGTTGCCGATCTGTACGTTGACCGGCGTACCTACCGGAGCATCGACCGTAATGGAGTTGCCGGAATCGTTGATGCCGACTTCATCCCAGGTGCCGGACTGAGTGACCGCGACCGTACCCGTAACCGTGGTTGAGGTCAGGGAAACGGGCAGGGTCTCGCCGCTGAACGCTTCGACCTTCAAGCGGCCATTGGCGTCCATCTGCAAAGGGCCGAACTCGTTGGTGGTATTAACCAGCGTCGTATCCGCATCGCGGCGGACCGCACCCATCGTCACACCTTTGGAAGTGGCTTCCGTGTAGGTGTCCGTGCCTAAAACTTGAACGGGGTCATCAATGAGCTGTAGGGCGGTCAAGGCTGCGCCGTCAACCTGAGTTGCGAACGTCCCGGCATTGGTCACGGCATGAGCGTTCACCGTAACCGTAGGCATGGTCAGAACATCGACCTGCATTTCCGTGCCAGACACCGCGCCGGCCAGGGTGCTGGTATCTGCATCAATGGTGCCGAGCAGGGTTTCGATACCGTCCACATGCCCAATGATGGTGGACTGATTCGCCGCTGTAGAGACGCCGGAAACGGTTACGTCATTGTTCGTGCCCAGGTTAACCAGCAGGCCATCGGTCGCATCACCCGGCAGATTGACAACGGTCTTGCTGCCTTCCGAGCCCGTAACCTGCACCAGGCGCATGAGTTGCACATCAGCGGTATCCCCACTGTATGTGACTTCATCCGTTGCGGCGTTGCGGCCTGTGCCGGGAGTAATCGGAAAATTGTCAGCCATGTTTTATCCTAGCCGTGCGTGATGGTGCCGGAGGTAATCGTTACGGTCTGGCCGGCGGTAATGCTGGTTGAATCCAACACAATATCAGTGCCGCTGGTGCCAACCGTAAGGCCGGTTATGACGTTGTTATTGTCACTGTCACGAATGCGGGCCTCGGCTGCGGTTCCAGAAGCATCGGCGCTGGAGTCGGTTCGAGGAACGCTGGCAAGCGTCAAAACCGATCCGGACAGGGTGAACGAAGGGTCTGCCAGTGTGATTGTAGCCAACACCGTACCCATGCCCGAGGTGCCGATCTCCAGCTTGCCTGCGGCTGATCCGGCATCAACCTTGTCAAGCACGGCTTGCATGCGTGCCGTTTTGGTAGTTGCTGCGTAGGTTACTGCCATTGCCTATTCCTCTATCGATAAATGCGGTAAAAGTTCAGCAGGTTTTCTGCTGTCCGGTTGTCTTGCATTGCGCCTGGATACAGCACCTGCGCTTCGCGGTTTTCGTACATGTCGCCGATATACAGGCACATGGCCTGCTTTACGGCCTGCGGCACGTCAGACGGCGGATATTGCGGGCTCGATGTCGAAGCGTATCCCGCAACGTAAGTGATCTGCACCGCGCCCTCTCTGCTGTCCGTTGGCTCCCAATTCTGGCCGTAGTTACGCAACACGCGCCCGCGCGAGAGGTAGTAAACGCCGGAAGAAAGCGTGGTTAGAACTGAAGGGCTCGCTGCGGTGTAGTACTTGATGTGAGTTATCGAGACGATTGGTGCATAAGGCAGGCAGATTTCGTCCGCGAAGTAGTCAATGTCAGCCCGTAACGTCCGTTGCACGAAAGCCCGATTGGTATACAGTTCGCACCGTTGACGCGCGGCGACAATCAACGCCGAAATCAGGATATCCTCATCGGGAATATCGACGCGAAGATGCGCTTTCGCTTCTGCCAGGGAGACCGGCTCATAAGTCGGCGCAGTTACTTCGGTAACATATTCAGGCGTTACAATCATGCAAGTGTTCCCAAAATGTTCCGTTGACCAATTCGTCCAGCGACCACTGCGCCCACGAAAGGCGCTTGATCCATGATTGCCGGTCATCGAGGTAATGCGTGACGTGGCGCGGGTCTGTGGACTCTACAAACAGCCCCTCGATCTGCGCCTCAACTAATACTGTGCTGCCGTGGCCTATCGCTACATCCGCTATTTGCCAGATGTCCGAGAGTTCTCCGCGAATCGGAAAGCAGGGAGCTGGCCTTGTGTCTTGCGGATGCGGCCTGTACCAGACTGAATCGTATTTGCGCCTAGCAGCCGCTAGCATGTCGCGCGGGTCCGCGCCGTAATCGCCAAATACCACCGCGCAACGCTTGCGCTTCTTGTGCGGCTTGAGTTCGGGGAGCAATCCCTTGCCCACCGTCTTGCTGGCGTTGCAGAAATTCCGCGAACCGTCTGGAAGCAGCCAGCCCAAGCTAACGAAATCGTGCGAATCGCCGTAGAAACACCGATCAAGCCATAGGATATTGGGATGCCCTTTCCATCGCGGCAGGGCGTACCACGGCCCGGAAACGATATGAATATCCGCCGGTTTGCAGATGTCGCTGGTAACGTCTAAATCAATTCCGTGCCGCTTGAATCCGTAGGTCAACGCCTGCCCGTGTTCTACCTGATGCGGCAGGCTGTTAAAGTGCGCGACGATCTTTACCACTTAAACCACGGCGCAGTTACTTCGGAAGGTTTTGGTTCGCCGTGAAACACAACTACGCGGCAGTTATCCGGCAGCCCGTTTCGGCAGTGGTACTTGTATGACCTAACAAGCGTTTCTTCAGTGTGTGTTACGTTGATTTCTCCAGCATCGCGCAATTTCGTAATGAACTCCTGGTCGCCCCAAAGCTAACCATCATTGACAGGCGGCCAGCGAGCATCATGCGAGTCGAACATTTCAAACGGTTTGTTTAGCTTGCCGTTCCACAGCATCACGGACGATTGACAGCCGCCATGACCGGACTGCGCCCAGTTAGCAGGGCAAGCTAATTCACAATCACTGTAACGCTCGACAAGCTCGTCAAGACTGCCCGTAATAACCACGTCAAGGTCAAGCCACAAATTGCGCTCTGTGGCGACTCCGGGCTTAAACAGGCCTAATTTTCCCCACCATCCGGGCCACGGTGTAGGCGGCTTTAGAGTTACCGGGACAAACGGTATATCCCGCTCGGTGATACACACGAACTGATGCGGGATGGTCAGATTTTCTTTGGCCGTTCGTTTTAATCGCTGAACCGCATAGTCGGGGTATTTATCACCCCAACACAAAGACCAGACTGTCAGCATTTATTAATCGCAATAACATACGAGTCAATGGCCTTTTGTGGCCTTAAATCGTAATGCGTGGCGTGTTTCGGCAACGCCTGAATCAGCGTGTCGTATCCTGGTAAATCGGGGCGCACATCCTCAATGAAGTACGTCCCGCCAAACGC